CGTCAGGGCTTGCCTCTGTCACGTCAATGTCAGCAGCAATTCCCCACAAAAGGGCAACCACTGAACGCCACACCAATGTCAGCTTGATAAGCTGCGGAGTGTTTGTCGTGGTCGAGCCACGAGCCAATGACACTTTGAACTTTATAGCCCTGAAGACCTCACCAACAGGGGAACTGTTCACAACTATACGGAACTTATGCTGCCCTGAACTCGTAATCAGCCCGTCAGTCAGATCAGAGTCATCAAGCGTTGTATACGATTCAGAGTAGTCCGTCGCATATTCAACCTTGACTGTCTCAGATGAACTTGGGTTGATCGTTTCCACCAGCACATCGAGCGCAACCTTGGTCTGGTTACGAATGTTGAAGTCGTTCCACGGTGTCTCAAGCGTTCCACTCGCAGCATACTCAGACCCTGTAACCTGAAGCGGGTTCACCGCATCTACCGGCAAGTCCTGGTAGTACACCTTCTGGTTGGAAGCCCACCACATACGGTATTGACTGTAAGAATTGGATATTTCCCCAGCCGTAATTGGCCTCTCGGTATTAGAGTCACTGAGCCATTTCCACTCCCAGCCTCGCTCGTCAAATCCAAGTATCTGGGAAAACCCACGATATACACCTACGATTGCGCCGTGGTGAGAGCCAACTCCACGAGTTACATAAGAAGGCGTGCTAATACCCGAAGCAGCAGACGCATCAAGAAGCACCATCAGGTCATTATGCGTTCCAAGCACCTCGGTAATGACGCCACGCTTGTCAGAAGGCAATCCGTGGTCACGGTCTGGGCCTACAGGGACAACGACGGTCTGGTCACTACCAGCCTGGAACCTGTAAATAGAGTTCCCCGCAGGAAAATAAATTGATCCTCGCCAGACAGAAGTGCCTTTACCGGCGTCAGGATGAAACGGCAACTGCAAGTCTGTTGGCACGAACCGCTGGTTTATATCGTCATGGACATACAGCCCGACCTTGGTTGCCGCATAGATATGCTCTTCCCTGTCAGGACCACGGGCGATCAGCAGCTTAACAATGTAATCATCGGGCAGTTGCAACAGCGCGTCAGTTGACCATGCAGCCGACAGATCGTCCGTGTAGTACAGTTGACCGGCTTCTGAAATTCCCCATAGCAGGTCTTTCCAGAAAACGATGTACTTGATGTCGGTCGTATTTCTAGCCCACGAATCAGATGCCGTGGCGTAATCCACTTCTGAGCCGGTAGCAATCGCAAGGGTTTCCGTTCCCCCGACCAGCCCCTTTGCTGCATCTGTAGGGTTATTCAAAAGAGTGCGAACTGACGAACCCCATGTGTCAGAAACGTTGTTATAGACATGAACTTCCGTTGCGAAACTGGCATACATTTCGTTTTTGAAATCTGTAAGCGTGTGAACCGTGTCAGTAGGGCTGTTAGACGTGGCAGTTGCCAGCCTTGGCAGAATGATCCGGTCTTTATACCGTGTCTGAACATCTCCCCACCACACACGGTCTGCGTCCTTGGTTGGGTCCATGATCTCAACACCAACCCCGCCACGTATATCCCCTATGTTCCACTCAGATGCGTGCGGGTTGTCTGATGACGAGGACTCGCCAATAATAATGCGACCTGGCTGCTGAGATGCGTCAAACAGGCGTACCTTGCCTTTAGCCCAGTACGACTTGTTATCGACAATAATCGTGTTTCGCTGTACGGCACGGTCGTTAGCCATTCTTCATTTCCTGACCGAAGACCGTGACGGTTACTTCGTTACCTGCGCTTGCCCGTGCTGCAAGGTTGCCTGACGGATTATTCATAAAGAACGGCCCTTCGATGCGAGCGGATTGATTTGCCGTTAAAGCTACATCATAGGCGATAGCAGTTGTCTGGTCATAAGTAGTGCCATCGTCATCAAAGAAAAGCCGGTACGAGGGGGTATTTCCTGCGTGTTCCGACACCATGATGACGTCGATACGGTACTCAAATCCGCGAGTAGGAGAGAAGACGCTTGTTGCAGTAGTATTTGTAAGGCGGGTCTGTCCCAAGATTTTCCACGTCAAGACACCCTCCTAATCGTCAATCCAGACAGTCCCGCTTGGTATCTGCTGTCCTGTCAGGGCGTTCAGCGCAAATGCCTCGTATCGGTCTGCCTCAAGATAAGCAGCATCCCTGTTTCCATCACGACGATCACCCCTTGCACGAAGCAGCGTGGCTAACGCCTTATTAATAATGTATTCAGATTCTACGTCACACGAAGTGGCGTCAGTAGATAACTCAGTGGGCTTCTTTACCCCCAGTAACTTGATAAGCGCATAAGAAGACCCTGAAGGAGCGTTGTTGTAATTAAGGCTGAAAGTCCTTGCGTCCTTATCAACAGTCCATGCGTTACGGTGAACGGACAGCCAGTCGCCGGTATTGTCCTCTGTTGCTCGCACACCATCAATAAACACGGTGGCAGCACCAATGTCGCTGGTGTGCTTCAGCCCTACCGATATGATGGCAGTATCTAACTCAGGGTTAGCCAAGGCCACCCGCACAAATGTCCACGTATCTGCGGTGAGGGCTGGAACATTGAGCGTTTCTACAGGAGATGCACACGATGCTGAATCGTCTAACAGCAACTGCAAAGCCCCTGCCGACGTTCCAACAGTAGACTTCATCCAGAACTCGACATGCGTATAACGAGACAGGTCAGTGCTTGATATATCCTGAGAAGCGATGATAACGCCTGTGCCCAGACCTTCTGCTAAAACATGCTTGTTCGACGCTGCACCTTCCCTGCGGTCTTCGCTTTCCAAAGATGACGTGACACTGCCGACAGTGCCCTGCTCGTCCCAAAGGCTGTCCGCATTATGAAGAACCTTTTCTTCGTGGTTGACACGTACCTGGATAGTAGAGATTCCGACAGTGGTTGACGGAATTGAAAACGTCTTTATTGAACTGGAAGAGTGAAGACTGATATCACGAAGCGGCGGGGCACCTCTTCTTGGGATCGCACGTACTGCACGGTTTATAGCATTGTGAACCCTCGTAGGGTCTAAGTCCCTGTGCCAGAGTTCGTAGGTATCCCCGTCATTTACCGCAGCCGCCAGAACATCACCACGCAGCGTTCCCGTGGTAGTAGAGCCAACATAGTCATTGATTAGCCTGATTGCCCCGTCATTGGTTCCCGACGTCCCGCGCCAGTACCAGCCGTTAACGTAGTCATCCGTGGCTTCCAACTCGGAGTCAACAAAAGTAGAAGTCGAACCATTAGATGTGGCAGTATGCGACTCATAGCCCCCATATTGGTACCCAATGGATGCGGCTAATTCTTCCCTGGTTTGCGATATCAGAACTGCTATGACGCACCTCTATGCCGTATGAACTTTAGCCTTGTGCTTGTAGTATGCCGTTTTTCGTGATGTTGCCTTTGCCGCATCGTTTGTCCATTCACAGTCAGGACACGTTCCAGAATAGGCTGAAAACGAAGTTTCTGGTACTTCAGCAACTTCAGCAACCGGCACTTGTGCAGCAGCGTCTGCTGCGGTAGGAACAAGTTGCGATAGGGTCAGTTCCCTTATTCGACGTTCCTGATCTTCCCGTTCCTGGTCACGATTCTCGTAAATTGCGCTCCATTCCTGCTGATGACGATTTTGGGCATGAGTCCTCACGTCAAGCAATGTACGCAGGTTGGACTTGTTACATGTGCCTAAACCAAGCCTCTTGTGAAACTCACGGTCAGGGTGATCCTCGTGAAGCAGGCAGAGATATTTACCTGAGACAATTTCAGGAGCGTCGGAGCGACGGGTTGTAAAAACACGCTTGCCGGTGTCTGGGTCTGTCTTAGCAAGCTGTGTGGCAAGCATGTTGTTGTTAACAATAGATGCGTCGCCGTTACGAATGTCATACACAACAGATTTCCCAGCCGATGACGCCTCTTCGATAATCATTGCATACGGGTCGTTAGCTGTAGGGGTGTGGGCAAACTGCCCTTCCTTCACGTCCGTATCGTCAATGGCATCCTGCGCTTCTAACGCAAGTTCGTGGACAGAAGTTCCTTCAAGAGCCTCGTTGCTCATATCTGCCATCGTTGCCAGTTGTTCTTTTGTGACTGCCATTATTGCTTTCCTTTTCGGGCTGCACGTTTTGCACGTTCATCGTGATATGCCTCTGCCCATTGTTCAGGTGTCCCTGTTGGTGATACATCATACGCGTCTTCAGAGAATCCTCTCAAGCGCATTTCATTTGCCAGATCACGAAGACTACCTACTGTTTCATAAGCCGCACCAGAGTTCGGGTCGCCCCCAATGATATTGATTGGTCGAGAACCTTCAAACCATTCAGACCTGCCCAGAGACTCTTTATACGTTGCTATTCTATCGTTTCTGACAACTCTTAGTTCCTGCCATCGGTGGGAACCATGCCCAGGCTTATCTGCGTCGTACTCACGCAACAGAAACGCAGGCTCATCATTTCTAACAGAGGCCACAATCGCTTCAATCATTCAATTCCTCTAGCCTAAACATTGCCCCCGCCCCGAAGGGCGGGGGCTTTGTTTACTAGGCGTTCTAGGCGTTCCAGTCACGGTTTGCCTTGACGAGAATGTAATCTACGTCAAGAGTCTCAATAGCCGCTCCCTTTGCTTCAACACCGACACAAAGGCCAAGGTTGACAGAGGTAGAAGCAGCACCTTCAACGGTCTTTTTCAAGTCACCGTCAATGTACCAACGAGTGTCACCGTTAGGGGCAATCTCAAGTTTGAGGATTTGCCACTCACCGGCAACAGCATCATCGTCCAGGTCTAATGCCGTGGAATCTGTAACAGCAGAGGCGGTGCCCCCGTTGTAAACAGCGTGCCAATCTTCGTCATCACTAAGTTCCGATGACAGGAAGAAACCAACAAAGTCCGAAGCAGTGTTCGTAATCGTTGTAGTAGCACCCGTGAGGATGTCCGTTTCGATTGAAAGCGTTTCAGGCGCAATGTCTGAAAAGCCAATGAATACCTCTTTAGTATCGAGGTTTTCCATTTGAACACGAGTTTCAAGAATAAGAGTTCCACTAAGGGCAACATCAAATGCTGCCTGAGTGCCAACCAGCGTAGTGTGGTTGTCTTCGTTAGTCGTAGTAATCCGACCAGCACCGGAAAGAACCCCGGCAATGGTTGGAACACCAGCGTCTGTTTCAGCATTACCCTGACCACCGACACAGAAAGGTCCAAGTGATCGGAGTTCAGCCGTGTTAGCGACAGCATCTTCACCATAAAAGTCGTAGAAAAGTCGGATGCGTCCCGGCTCTCCTTGTGCATTAATAGCCATGTTTGTTACCTCGTCCCCTTACCGATAAGGCGGGTTTGGGACTAATGATTTACTGTCCTAAGATGTAGGAGCAGTTGCGTCCGATATGATTTCGTAGAGCCAGTTGCCTGCGGAGCGTTCTCCGTAAGCGTACTCATCCCTGTGAAGAACCTCAGTAGCACCGCCACCAAGTTTCTCGTTACGAATAGTCTTGACCCAGGGCATTCGAGCCTGAACCAAAATAATCGCACCGTTTGCACCAGATGCAAATACCCCACCTTTAG